GACGTTCACGATCAACTACAACAACTCGCCGACGCGGCACCAACTCTCCGCGTTCGGAGTGTCGGGTGTCGCGAACGAGACTCCGCAGACGAATCGGTATACGGGCTTCGGCTTCGGCGGCGGATCACCGCTGTCGCTCTCCACCTATGCGGCGGATGGGGATCTCGCGATCTCGATCATCACGCACGTCGGGTCGGGTGCGAATGGCGATTCGGGGACGGCTTCGAGCGGGTTCACGGAGTATCAGGATGGCCCGTCGAACGCATCGACGCCGTTCATCCACCAGTACGTCGAATACCAGGTGATGACGACGGCTGGCACCGTCACGTCGTCGCCGACGTTCGTGTCGGATACGGGGAACATCTTCGGAGTGATGGCGACGTTCCGGCCGGCGAGCTTGGGGCAGATCGACCAGTCGCAGTTGTTCGAGTCGCTCGGCCAGACGTATTTGACGGAGGGTCCGACCGCGTCGGGGCCGTTCGCGTTCTTCGAGGATCGGACGATCTCGATTCCGTCCGCCGCGGTTGGCGGAAACATCACGCTTACCCCGGCCGTCGCGGGAGCGACCGCATCGGCGCTGACGCCGACGTTGATCGAGATGCTCCAACCGGCTGTCGCGGGGAGCACTGGTTCGGCGGTCGGTCCGCAAGTCGTGTTGACGATCCCGCCATCCGTTGCGGCTGCGACAGCGTCGGCTCTCGGACCGACGATCCGACTCGTCGTACCGCCAGCCGTAGCGAATGCGACGGCGTCAGCGTTGGGGCCACAGGTGAACCTCATCGTGCCTCCCGGAGCGGCGTCGGCGACGGGTTCTGGGTTGAACCCGAACATCAACCTCATAGTCTTGCCTGGTTCGGGGTCGGCGACCGCTTCGGCTCCCGTCCCGACGATCCTGATAGGACTCTTCATCCTGCCGGCGACAGCGTCGGCGACGGCATCAGGGTTGGTGCCGACGTTGCAGACCACGGTCGCACCAACAGTTGCCACGGCGACGGCTTCGACACTCACCCCCGCCCTCGCATCTCAGGTTCTCCCCGCCGTAGCTACAGCTACGGCGTCGGCTCTCGCTCCGGTCTTGGCGACGAGGATACTGCCACCCGTAGCGACAGCGACTGGATCGGCGCTCACGCCGACGTTGATCGTCAGGGTCACACCATCCGCGGCATCGGCCGCAGCGTCTGCGCTCGTCCCAGTCATCGTAACCACCGGCATAGTGGCGATCGTGACCGGCAGATTCGGCAGCGATCCGTCCCGTGGATATGCGACACGCCACAGCCCAGGAGAGTACGGCACCAATCCGTCACCTCCAGGATTCGCGTCCGAACCGCACCCCCCAGGCTTCTCGACCGATCCCAGCGGCGGCGGCTACGCGTCGGAACCGGAGTGAGCCTTGGCTGACATCTTTCAGTTCGTCGGGAACCGCAACCCTAGCCTCGCAGACACGATCTCGAACGATTCGACCGGCGCCGCGATCGACCTGACAGGTGCTAGCGGAGTCACGTTCTCGATGCGGCTCCGCACCAGTTCGGTGCCGAAAGTGAACGCTGCGACCGCCGTCATCGTCTCGGCACCGGCTGGGACTGTCCGATATGACTGGGCATCGGGTGACGTCGACACGGCTGGCGAATACGTCGGCTGGTGGACAGTCACGACCTCGGCGAAGACGCAGGACACGCCCGAGTTCGCCATCTATTTCCGCAGCCACGCCCAGGCGTCGACCGCCGATCTCTGCACTGTCGCCGATGTCCGCGAAATGCTCGTGTTCCGCCAGGAATACACCAAGATGGATGACCTGATCCCGACGCTCATCACGAGCGCGTCACAGGCGATCATCCGCTATACCGACCGAGAGTTCGCACCAGCGACTACGAGCGCCACGCGCAGATTCCGCGTTGAAGCGATGATCGGCGGCGTCGTCGAACTCGGCCCCTACGACCTCCGCACAGCATCATCGGTCAGCCTCAACCCGGAAACATCGTCGCCCGTCGCCTTGACTCAGACGACGGATTATATGCTCGAACCAGTCACGACGTTTACGGGGACGTATAAGCGGCTCCGGCTCGCTCCGACAGCTCCCGTCCTCTCGACGGTCGCTACGAAGTTCGGGTACGCCCTGATCGACATCACCGGAGCATGGGGCTTCGCCACCGTCCCGAACGACGTGAAGATGGCGGCGGTTCGCACCGTCGGCGCATGGATGGACCGCTCGATCGCCGGGTACGGCGCGCAAGACATCCTCCAGGACGATCCCCGCGTCGTCTACCCCGGATCGATCGACTCTAGCTATGGCCTCCCCGCTGGCGCGCTCCGACTGCTCGCACCGTATCGGCGGTGGGTGTTGTGACAACGCGGCTCTCATCGGTGCCGACCGTCCGCGCGACGCTGCTCGCGCAACTCCAGGCTCGCCCCGGCCTCGCCGGCGTCTTCGTCGACATCGGGTCGCCCGTCAACGCCCTCGAAGACGAGCTCGTCTGGATCGGCGACGCCGTCATGCAGGACACGGCCCCCACCCTCGCCCCCACATTGCCACGCGATGAGCGGTGGCTCCAGGAGATCATCATCAGCGTGTCGCATTCGGGGGATGACCAGGTCGCGTCGGAGGCTCGCGCGTTCGTGCTCTATGGCGAGGTTAGGAGCGCCGTCCTGACCGATCCCCGCCAATCGAACACCGCGCTTTGGGTGTTGCCGGCGGGATTCCAACTCCAGAGCTTGGCGGACGCGGAGCGAGTCGAGACGCGGATCACGTTGCAGTTGGATTGTCGATGCCGAAACTAGGAGGCTTGTGATGGCACAGACCAGCAAGGGCCGCGTCCGCTATCGCGGCCCCCACGCAGAAGGCGTCGTCGTCGTCAACCCTGACGGGTCATGGAGCACCACCGTCCTGCCCGGCGAGGTGTACGAGACGACGCACGACCACGCCGCCCTGCTCGCGGAGCAGGCGGAGAATTGGGAGCCTGTCGATCGCCAGACGAAGCAGGCCGCTAAGGATGGGGGTGACTCGTAATGGCAGTCGGCTCTGGCCTCAGCGCACAGATCGGCATGGCCGAAGAGGTGTTCACGAACGAGCAGCAGACGCTCACGAATGCCGCGTCGTCGGGGAACTGGACGATCACCTTCGACGGAGCGACGACTGCGCAGATCGCGTCTACGACGGCGTCCGCCGCGAACGTCCAGACAGCGCTGAACGCGCTCGGCAACATCGGAGCGAACGGCGTCTCTTGCAGCGGCGGGCCGCTTGGCACGGCGCCGATCACCGTCACGTTTTCGGGGAGCCTCGTCGGGAAGCGGAACGTCCCGCAGATGACGGTATCCACCAGCCCGAACCCCGTCGTCGCTACCACTGTCCCCGGTACGGGGTATGGCGACGCCGTCACGGTCACCCGCTTCTTGGAGTTCATCGACGAGTCGCTGAAGCTCGATGTGCAGCGGATCGAGTCGGCAGCGCTCCGCACCGGCACGAATGTGCTCCGGTCGGATCATTGGGCGGCGAATAAGAAGGGAGTCGCCGGCGACGTGAACTGGGAAGTAGACCAGACCGGGTATGGCCTCCTGTTCAAGCACATGTTCGGGACGTCGAACATCTCGACTCCGACGAACGGCGTCCTGACCCGCGACCACACCTACACCTTCTCGGACCTCTACCAGACGCGGTCGCTCACCGTCCAGCTCGGCATCCCCGACACGAACGGCACCGTCAACCCATTCACCTACAAGGGCTGCAAGATCGCGGCGTGGGAGTTGTCGAACGCGGTCGACGGGATCCTGATGCTGAAAACGACGATCGACGCGCAGGACGAAGACCAGACCATCGGCCTTGCCTCAGCCTCATACCCGTCGAACCTCGTTCCGCTCACCTTCGTCGGAGGGATGATCACGAACTCGTCGCTTGGGAACTGGGCAGTTCGGAACATCACCGTCTCAGCAGACCGCGGCCTCAAGACCGACCGGTATTTCGCCCGCTCGTCGACGCTGAAAAAGGAGCCGATCAACAACGCGTTCATGGACCTCGCCGTCCAGGTCGAAGCCGAGATGGAATCGACCGCCGCATACAACCTCTACGTGAACGGGACGCTCACCACTCTGACCGGGACATGGGTCGGAGCTCAGATCGAAGCGGTCACCCCGACGTACTTCTACACCGTCACGCTGACCGTCCCGAACGTCCGGTTCGACGGCGAGTCTCCCGACGTGTCCGGCCCCGACGTCGTCACGCAGACCCTATCGGGGAAGGCGCTCTACGACGGGTCGACGCTCCCATCCCTGGTCTATCGGACGACGGATACCGCCGACTAGATGGCGGCGCGTGTCGTCGAGGTCGAGGGGTTGCCACAGTTGATCCGCGCGTTCGGCCGGATCGACAAGGGACTCCAGAAGGAACTCCAGACGCGGCTAAAACGCGCCGCCATCCCGGTCATCATCGACTATCAGGCGACGGCTCCGAAGAAGACCGGGAAAATGGCGTCATCCGCCCGTCCAGCGCTCAGACGCGGAAGCATCCTCATCCGAGTCACCGCCACGAAGACGAGCCCCAAATACAGTCGCTACCCCTACCCGAAACGCGTCGAATACGCGTCGTCATCGAACCATCCCCTACACGCCTCGTTTGAGCGGCAACGCCCCCTCGTGCAGCATGAACTCTCGACGCTCGTAGATTGGGTAGCCGACGAGTTCGGCAAAGGAGCAGGCTTCTAGATGAGTACGATCACGATCAATGGAGAACCCTACGACTTCTCATTCGACTTCGATCTCGGCGACCTCGCCATCTTCAAGAAGATCGCCGGAATCACTGCCTCTAGCGTCGACGACATCGACATGGCGGATCCGGACATGCTCGTAGCGGTCGTGATGATCGCCAAGCGCCAAGCAGGGTCTCCGATTACGCGTGAGGAGGCGGAACGCGTAAAGGTCAGCGAGATCCAATGGTCAACCGATGATGAACCAGAGATACCCGCTGAGGGGGATGAGCAGCTCCCTCCTTCCGACGCGGCCGGCGCCGCCGCACGAAACGCTCGAGTTGGGAGCCGGGTGACGACCCTGAAGGCGGCTGGAGTCCGCGACTAGCCGCCACGTTCCACATCCCGCCCTATGAGATGCACCGAGTGAAACCCCATAGTCTGAAAGAGATGTTCGACTATATGAAGGCTGAGGATGATGCGGTGAAGAAGGCGCAGCGTGGCTGACCGCACCCTGAACGTCAAGATCAGCGGCGACACGTCGAGTCTCTCCCGAGCTCTCGGGAAAGCGTCGCATGATTCGCAGACGTTCGGAGGGAGAATGCGAAGCCACGTCGCCGGCGGCATGCTTGCCGTCGGGAAGGCGAGCCTCGTAGCTGGAGCGGCTATCGGGACCGGAATCGTCACCGGCCTCGCCCTATCGGTGAAACAGGCGATGGAGGCGCAGAAGGTGCAGGCGCAGACCGCGGCCGTTCTCAAGTCGACGGGAGGCGCAGCCCACGTCTCCAGCAAACAGGTAAACGACATGGCCGACTCATTGTCGATGCTCTCGGGCGTCGACGACGAGACGATCCAGTCTGGCGAGAACCTCCTCCTCACGTTCCGCAACGTCAGGAACGAGGCGGGCAAGGGTAACGACATTTTCAACCAGGCGACGAAAGCGACGCTCGACATGTCGGTCGCCATGAAAGAGGATCTCCATAGCGCCACGATCCAAGTCGGGAAAGCGCTGAACGATCCCGTGAAGGGACTCACCGCCCTGACGCGTGTCGGCGTCACGTTCTCGGACAAGCAGAAGGCAGTCATCCAACGCCTCGTCGATACTGGTCATACGGCTGAGGCGCAGAAGATCATCATCGGCGAGCTGAACAAAGAGTTCGGCGGGTCGGCGAAGGCGGCGGGAGATACGTTCGCGGGATCGTTGGGGAAGGCGAAGACGGCGCTCAGCAACCTCGGCGAAGTCATCGGAACGGCGATGCTGCCCATCCTCACCCAGCTAGCGACCCAGTTCGCCATGTGGGTGCAGCAGCTCCAGAAGTCGAAGACGGCGCATGAGGTGATGCGATCAGTCTTGCATGCGCTCGCCGCGGCGTTCACATTCGTCGGGAGCGTCGTCGGCGCCGTCGCTGGATTCATCCGCGCGCACTGGAATCAGATAAAACACGCCGTCACCTCAGCGGCGAACTTCATCTCACAAGAGGTACTCCCACGCTTGCGAGGAGCGTTGAAGTTCGTGCAGCAGGTGATGGGGAACCTGGCGAAAGGGTTCATCCAGGCGTGGCCTGACATCAAGAAGGCGCTCAGCCAGGCATGGACGGCTATCCAACCCATCCTCCACCTGCTCGGTCACCTCCTTGCTGACGTGATAGCGCCGGCGATTCTCTGGTTGTCTAAGCATTCCGGTGGCGCGTTCAAGGCGGTCGCTAAGGCGGTGCAGATCATCTCTACGGTGGCGACGCCGATCATCAGCGCGCTCGCCACGGCGATCCAAGCAGTCATAGACGCGATGAAGTGGGTCATCGCGCATCTACCCGACATCCCATCTCCCAGCGACATCCTCGGTGGTGGAGCTCAACCTGTCCACCACCCCCGAGCTGCTGGTGATACACAGGGACATGGGAACGTATATCTCGACGGGAAGCTCGTCGGGAAATGGATGCGCGACTCGCAACGCAGCTATGGCCGCGCGAATAGCGGGAAACTCATCATCAGCCCCACCTAGATGGCGCTCTCAACCTGCAAAGTCGAGTTCTCGAAGGATGACCTCAGCGTCTCGAACGCCGCTGCGACTTGGACGAACATCAGCGACTACGTCATCAGCGTCGACTATTCGTCGGGGAAGGCTAGCGACCTCGACAGTCCACAGGCCGGGACGGCGACGATCATCCTCGATAACTCGCAACGATTCTTCGAACCAGACTATACCGGCAGTCCATACTATCCCGCGGTCCGGCCGATGCGGCGCTTCAAGATCACTATCACCGCGGACGCTGTTGATTATCCGCAGGGGATCTGGTTCGCCGAGAGTTGGGATGTTGACTATGCGGCGTTGCCGGCGAACGCGACGACGACGGTGTCGTGTGTGGATGGCGTCGGGATCTTGAGTCTCGACACGCTCCCCGTCTTAGCTCCGCCGGATGCGCAGACCTATGCGGATGTCCTCCAGTCCGATAACCCGGTAGCGTTGTTCCCGCTGAACGAGCAGAGCGGCGCGACGATGACGTCCTTGGTGGGGCCGGGGGGATCCTATAAGAATGGTGTTGTGGATCATGTCCAGCCGAATCCGGTCACGGGTGATTCTGGGTATGCCGCAAGGTTCGGCGTCTCGTCAGATGTTGCATATGGACGATCACTGCTTGAGGACGTGAATGTCTTCACGGATGCGAACCAGTTCACCGCTGAGTGCGTAGCGACGATGCCTGGAGTTTCACCGGGCGGGACTCTTCTAGTGGGTCCTTACCGCGCCGCGAATAGCACAGGGATATTCCAGCTAGAGAATGGACGTGCTAACGCCTATGTCGGGACAGGAGCGGGAGCGATTATCCAATCGACCCCGACGGACTTCTCCGGCGGTACGCATCACCACGCGATGACGTGGGATGGTTCTACCCTCACCTACTACAAGGATGGAGTCCTCGTCGGGAGCGTGACGAGCAATAGCAACCTGATCTCTCCCGACGCGAACGATTACCTCTACGTAGCCACGTCCGGTCATGGAGAGTCTTCAACCTCTGACCGCACGATCAGCTTCGCAGCGTTCTACGACTACGCCCTGCCCGCAGCGAGGATCGCCGCCCACGCCGACGCTGCCCTCAACCTAGGCAACCCAGGACAACCGACCGGGACTCGCGTCGCAGCGCTCGCCACGAACACGCTCTGGAGCACCGCCGGCATCACAGGAGGCCAACTCCTAAACGTCGCTGCGCGCATGCAGACCGGCCAGTCGAAACTCTCAGAGATCATGCTCGTCGCCCAAGCCGAACAACCATTCGGCCTCTTCTACTTCGACGACTCGGGGAACCCCGCCTACCAAGGCGCCGACTACACCCCGACCAGCGCCGCCACGTTCAGCGACAACGGCAGCGACATCGAATACACAGCATTCCAGATCAAACAGGATGACGACCTCTACAACACCATCACCATAAGCCGCGAAGGCGGCGCAGCCCAAACCAGGACCGACGCCGCGTCAGTATCAGAATTCTTCACCCGCGGCTACAACCAGACTGGCCTCATCGTCGAAAGCGACGCTGACGCCGACCTCACCGCCGCCGGCATCGCCGACCACTTCTCCCAACCCCTCACCCGCGTCGAATCGATCGACCTCGACGGCGTCACGGCGAACGGGAGACTCCAGATCCTCTCCAGAGAGATCGGAGACACCATCCGCGTCAAGATCCGCACCGACACCGCCGAACCAGTCGACGTCATCACCCGCATCCTCGGGAAACGCAAGACATGGACACCCGACGGGAACCTCACCTGCACCTGGAACCTCAGCCGCGGCATCGACGCTAGCCAAGCCGTCTGGTACCTCGGCGTCACCGGGTACAGCGAACTCAACTCGACGACGATCCTCGCATGACCAGGAACTACACCGTCATCCGCCGCAGCGGCACCATGAAGAACGGCGACCACGAGACGAGCGAAGTCGTCATCCAGATCGAAGACGGCGACGATGCCGTTCTCGGGCGTGGCCCGACCGAGAAGAAGGCTGTCGCCGCAGCGGAAGCCGAACTCAGGCGGTTCCGCGCCGAACAAGCCCTCCTCAACACGCCGGCCGTTGTCTCCGCTCGCAAAGCGCTGGTTGAGGCGATGAGACAAGCGAAAGAGGACGTCTAGTGGCATGGTCAGTCCCATCCACCCGGTCATCCGGCTACACCGTCACCGCGACGAACTGGAACGAGATCGTCAACGATCTCGCGTTTCTCGCCGAGGTTGGATATACCGAGTTCACGGGCGATGTCACCGTCAACGCGACGACCGTCGGCGGCGCGAACCAGATCGTCAGCTCCGGCGCGATCACCTACCAGAACGCGCCGCACCTGATCGAGTTCTACTGCCCACAAGCCACGTCGGCGGCCGTGACGAGCTTCTTGATCCTCCGGGACGGGACGACGGTGTTAGGGACGCTCGCCCGGTTCGCGGTCAGCGGCACCCAGGGAGCCGTCTACGCAGCTCGCCGGTTAACCCCCACAGCGGCGAGCCACACCTACAACTTCGCGGGTTGGAATGGCGCCGCCGGCTCGTGGACGTACCAGGCTGGTACTGGCGGCGCGGCCGGCGACGCTACGACTGACCTCCCCGGATTCATCCGAGTCACGCGTATCCCGACATGAGCGATTGGGCGAAGGGTGGCGATAGTGGATGACCAGATCGGGAAAGCACTCCGAGACTGGATCCTTTTCGCCGTAGGCTGCGTCATGATCGTGACGATCACCGCGAAATGGGTCATCACCGGAGCGACGCCCGACATCACCCTCGGAGGGATCGCGCTTGTACTCGTCGGCGTCGGCAACGAAGTCCTGAAACGGACCGGGAATGGCTCGTAGGTTCAGCCACCTCACCGACGCCGCCGTCGCTCTCGGCATCGGCCTCGTCCTCGTCGGAATCGCCGTCGGGGTATGGAAGGTCTACGACCTAGCCGACAACGCCCACAAAGCGATCTGCGCCCTCCGAGCCGACCGCATCCAGAGCATAGAAGACGCCCAACAGTTTCTCAGGAAGCATCCCGATGGGATTCCTGGAATCACGAGGCGTGACATCCAACGCAGCATCGACCAGCAGGAGGTGACCGTCCGCGCGTTCCGATTCGCGGACTGCTGATGCCGCGTCCCCGCCTGCCGCTGGCAGTCAACGCCATCCTCATAGCCATCGGCATGCTCGCGGTCGGAGGGCGAACCGCTATAGCCATAGCGCCCACCCCGCCAGCCTCGACCATAGTCGAACCAGGATCGACATGGACACAGACGAGCGTCCGAACCGTCAAACGGGTAGTCCACGGCCACGTCATCCACGAAAACCACAAAGTCTATGTCTACGTCCCCGTCGTCATCGTCCACACCGACCATCGCACCATACGAGTCCCCGCCCACAAACTCCCGCTCAGGTCGGCATCCGCGACCGTCGCCAACCCCCTCGTCACCGTCTATGTCCCTGTCGCGTCGACGATGTACGTCCCCACGACGGTCACGGAAACGACGACGGAGACTGATCTCGTGTCGACGACGATCACTGTGACGCTTCCGCTCGATCCCGCTCCATAAGCCGTGGGCCGGGCGTCCTCCGGGGGCGTCCCGGCCCGCCTAACCAGTCCAAGCCTCGCCCGGAGAGAGGAGCAGCAGCATGCCGAAACTCGTACCGATCCACAAGCCGACCGTCCAGTACCACGCTCCGCCCGGCCTCACGCATGGCTCGATGGGAGCACCAGTCCGCGTCGTCCTGCATGACACGGAAAGCCACGACGAGAAGGGCATCGGAGACATGCAGGGCATCGTCGCGTTCTGGCTCCGCGGGCCCGACAAACTCGGAAGCCAGTTCATCGTCGACGCCGAAGGCAACATCGCGCAGTGCGGCGAGCCGACCGAACTCATGTACCACACCGGCGGCGCGAACACCGGCAGCGTCGGGATCGAACAGGTCGGATTCGCCAGCTTCACGAAGAAGACGTGGGAGTCCAGGCCAGACCAGCTCATGAAGGTCGCCAAGCTCCTCGCCTGGCTCAACGCCGAGTACGGCATTCCGCTGCGCATTTCGACTGTCCACGGCGTCTCGACGCATGCGATGCAGTCGAAGATCCACCCCGAGTCGATGGGGCATACCGATCCCGGCGAGAACTATCCGCTCGGCGAGGTGCTCGCTATCGCGCAGGGCTTCAAGCAGGCCGGCGGGTGGCCGCCCGAGAACCAGGCGACGCCGAAGAAGCCGCGGCAGCGGCATGTCTACCACATCACCTACACGACGCGGAATGGAGCCAAGAAGACGATCGTGAACCACTCGCCCGGTCTATGGCTCACCGCGCATCCACGCGCGAAGCATCGCGGCGACGTCGTCATCCACCCCGTCCCCCGCCGGTGATTGTGATGCCCGCCGATGAGCGGGAGGGGAAAACCGTGATCGACGAGCGATTCGTCGACGAGTGGCTCGAGTTCGGATGGGCCGAGCTCGTCGCCTATCTAGCCAAGCACGCCGCGTTCTGGCGTGGGTGTGTCAAGAACGATCGAGAGGAGTCCCTGCCATGAACATCGACCTCAGCGCGTCGACGTGGAAGAAAGTCGTCCGCGTCTTCGTCTACGCGTTCCTCGGCGTCTACGGAGCGCCAGCCATCATCGGAGCTCTCAGCGGATCCCAGCCCGTCGACGTGAACGCGCTCCGCGCCGCCGCCGTCGCCGGCCTCGTAGCCGTCATCGGCCTGTTCTGGAACGCCGTCATGGATCCCTCGCCGATCCCGAGCCTCAACCCGGATAACCCCGCCGAGTGACGAAACCCCTCACCCAAGCAGAAGTGCGGCGCCTCGTCCACGAGGAGATGGCGAAACTCGGCGGCCATCTCCTAGCTGTCTACGGCGACCAGCCGAACGAGCCGGTCCGCCCCGAAGATGAACACCTCGCCCGTCTCGGCGGGTACCTCCTCACCACCTATGGAAAGGACGAAGCGTGACCAGGCCCGAACCCACGCTCCATAGCCTGCTGTGCATCATCGCCATCATCGTCGGCGTCCTCTTCTGGGCGGGGACCCTCCACGTCGATTCGCTGCACGCCGCGGTCGGCATCCTGCTCGCAGCGCTGGGATTGCTGCTGCTCTTGTGACCAGTTGTCCGATCGAGGCGCGGATCTTCATGGTCTGCGCGTCGATCGCGGCGATCGTCATCTCTCTTAGCCACGGCCTCGTTGTGCCGGTCGTCGCCGTGGCGGTCTACTTGGTGGTCGCGGCGCTGGTCGGGTAACGTCTGGGTTGGCGTCTCGCCCTTTGGGCCACTTGCCCTGGCCCGTTCCTCACTAGAACGGGGCGAGGCGCCGCCTTTTACCGGTAGCCGCGCCGCTCGCGCGCTTCACGCGTCTTGCGGCCGTGGCGGATGCTGCGCCACAGGCCGAGTGGCCAGAACACGATCCACAACGCGACGCGGCCGAGCCACTTCATTGGCTCCCACCACCAGCCGACGATGCCCCAATATGCGAGTCCGTGCGCGGTTCGGGATGGGCCGTGATACTCGCTCATAGGTGGATCCTAACAGTCGGAGCGTGGACGATGGTCGCCGTCGAAACGTCGACGAGGCGCACCTTCACACGGTAGCCGACGCCATACCAGAGCGGCGTCCTGAGAGTGGCGGTGTCCATGCCGTTCGCCATTGTGACGACGTGGTGGACGGTGCGGACGAGTTCGAAGCCGGGGCCAGAGCGGTGGCGATAGAGCTTGTAGGTGATGATGGCGGCGTCGCCGTTGGGGATCTGGTATGCCGTGGTGGCGGTGAACGCGTTTGTTCGCGCGACGGTGACGAGCGGCGCGGAGAGCGTCACGTCTTCGGTTGAGGCGTTGGCTGTGCCGGCGAGGATGCCGACGCCGGCGACGATCGTGGTGATGATGGCGAGGTTCCGCATGGTCTTGCCCTCCTTGCGGGTCGAATAAGGGTACAGCCAAAAGATTAGCCCCCAAAGGTGGTGGTGTCAAATGATTGGCCCTTATTCGCCGTGGAGGATCTGGTGGACTCGCTGGTAGCTCATCCCGGCCGCCTCGCTGATCGCGCGGAGCGAGCACCCGACTTCGGCTGCGTCGCGGATCGACTCGTTCAAGAGGTTCCGCGCCTGGTCCGAGTTCTTTCGGCACCGCTTCAGGTGGCGAAGCGACGCGGCCTGGGTGGGCGTGAGTTTGCGGCGCCCCGGCATTGCCCCCGTAGTTTCCACCCAAAACGCTCCGAGTCCTACCGAGTTGTCTAGGAATGGCGTCACCCCGGCGCCGCTCGGAGGGCACGAGTGAAAGGCGAAAGTGGTTGCGTTACTTGACGGGCAACGCGGTGTCGTGGTAAAACCCGCGGCGGATTCGGCGAGGCGAACGAGGCGCCCCGCCGCCGGTACACGACAGGTGGGAAAGGTGCGACCTATGGACGGGTGGATGGACGGCGCTGACCTCGAAATGCATCGGCTGCGCCCCAAGAGGTACGCTGCGCCAAGGATGCCCGACCCGCCCGACCCGCTCCCCAATCCTGATCTTGAGCGGCGCCAACTCCCCCGCAACGTCCATCTAGGGCGTGTCCCCCATGAGAACGTCAGGATGGCCGACGAGTGGATCCGGTCGGTCCGTTGGCTCGTCGCGCTCCGCGCGCTCGGCGTCGACGAGGGTCGCTGCTCTCTGGGTATAGATCGTCGGTCGCAGGTGGGGCCGGAACGCCGGCCGCTGCATCACTGACGCGTCCCAAGAGGAAGTCGACCGTCGTGTCGAGGTGGTCGGCGAGCGCGACGAGTTTCCACTGTTCGCGGGGGAAGTTCTGGTCGCCTTCCCAGCGTTGGATGTCGGCTTCGCGGACTCCGACCTTCTGCGCGAGCTGGTACTGGGTGAGCGCGTGGTGCTTGCGGAGCCACGCGATCCGGCCTCCGAAGGTGTCTGGCATCCGTGCCATAGCCCGCCAATATAGGGCCAAAGTATTGGCCCGTCAAGTGTGGAGGCAAGCGGGCTTACACGACTTTACCGTTTATCGCCATCCCCGGATCGTGGTATCCACCAGATCCCCCTTTTGGGGGATGTAGAGGCTAACGACTTGACCCGATTAGTTGGGGGTGATATGTTGGCCCCTAATGAAGTTCCTCGGCGCGAAACTCCTCCAGGCCCGCAAAGACGCCGGCCTCACCCGCGACCAACTCGCGGAGAAAAGCGGAGTGTCGAAAAGCATGATCAAGCTGCTCGAAAACCAGGCCGCCGCGAACACGACGCTCGACACCGCCGGCAAGCTCGCCTCGGCGCTCGACGTCGACCCGGCCGTCCTGATCGAGCTGAACGGGGAGGCCGTCGCGTGATCACCATCCTCTGCCTCGCCGCGCTCATCACCGGCATCGTCCTGTGCGCCGTCCTCGCCGAGCCGTGGCAGCGGACCCGCTACGACGAACTCGCCGCGTCGGCTCGGCGCCGCTTGAATGAGTTCCGCCTCGACGACTTCGACGAGATCGACGCCGCGATCGCGCGGGAACTCCACCGAGAAGCGAGCGGAGAATGACGAGCGTCGTCGTCGCTGCCCAAGAGCTCCACCAGCTCCACCAGGAAGCCGAGCGGAGCTATCTGCGCGGCCAGTACCCCGCAGCGATCCACGACATCTACGTCCGCACCTACGTCGAAGCGATCGTGGTCGAGCGGAAGCGGCGCCGCGAAGAGGCCGACCAGTGACGAGCGAGCAGATGACAGCGTTGCGCGCCGAGTTCAAGCCCGAACAGATCGGGAAGCTCCCCAAGCCGACGAAGAAGGAAAACCCGAAGGGCCGCTGCAAGGAATGCGGCGGCTGGCACGGCTTGCCGGCGGTGCATCTCGACTACGTCGGCCACGCCGCCGTCACCGATCGCCTCATCAGCGTCGACCCCGACTACGAGTTCGGCCCCGTCCTCGACGTCAACAAGCGGCCGGTGAAGGAACAGGACGGCAGCGTCCTCCACTACCTCACAATCGCAGGGTCGACGAAGTACGAGTGGGGAGACGGCCCGAACATGAAAGAGATCAGTAGCGACGCGATCCGGCGTTGCGCGATGCGGTTTGGCGTGGCGCTCGACCTTTGGGCGAAGGAACCGCTCGCCGGCCACGAAGACGCGCCCGAACCTGTTCAGCCTCAGCCTGAGAAGCCGCCGCTGCTCACCACGAAGAGCCAGCAGCAGAAGATCGCCATCACCGCCAATGATCACGGCATCGACGACCATCTCCGCTACCGCATCACTCGTCGCCTCTTCGGCGTCACCAGCTCCAAAGACGTCCCGCGAAGCGGCGTCAATCGACTCCTCGAAGCGTTCGTCGGATTCGCCGGAGACCCCGACAAGGGGCTCAAGTACCTTCTGAAGTGGGAGGCCGAGAATCTTCCGTCGACGGCGGCGCAGGCGATCCGCGAACCCAGCGAAGACCACGTCCTCACCCGCGAAGAACTCGAAGCGGCCGGCCAAACCAACTTCGACGAACCCGCCATCCCGTCATGACCGGGTTCGTCCTCATCGTGAGTCTCGGCTGGCCCGTCGCCGCGTACTGCGCGTACCAGTGGTGGAAGGCCGACATGGACGTCGACATCCTCGAACAGCGTTGCGAACACCTCGTGCGGCTCTTAGAGCGGGCCCGTGACGCGATGCGTGGTCGTGTCCAGGCACGCCCGGCGCCTCGACACTGGGGCGAACGTCCCTATGACCGCATCGTCGCCGACATGGGCCTCAACCAGCCTCCCGACCATCCGCCAACCCTCAGCGTTGTGCCCGACGCAGCGGATGGTCGGGAGGCACACAGCCACGCCGAAAGGGGCACCACCCGATGACGCCCGCAACACCAGCCGAATACGGCGCCGCATGGCTCGACGAGCACGACCCCGACTGGGCCAGCCGCATCGACCTCGCCTGGCTCAACCTCAACAATCCGTGTCGCTGCATCCTCGGCCAGCTCTACAGCACCAACGGCCGCAACGGCTACAAGCGGTTCTTCGACACGAAGGGCGAGGAATGGACGTACCGCCTCGGCTTCGACGTCCCCGACACCGTCCCCGCTGATGAGATTGCGATCGAGTTCGCCGAGCTGACGGCGGAATGGTCACGCCTCGTCGCGGCCCGCCAAGCCAAACCCACTACGACCCCGGAGGTCACCGTCCCATGACTCGCAAGCGTGCTGCACTCATCGGCGCGGTCTGCGCCCTCGCCGGCAGCGCCGCCACCGCCGGCGCCCAGACCACCGACATCCTCGGACACGGAGGCGTCACCTACGTCTTCGACGCTCAGTGCCACCGCGTCACGTTCGTACCGCCCGGCATCAGCACGAAGGAGGGGTTGAACGTGACGGCGCAGCAGGTGACGTGCCTCGTTCGCCGGCCCGACCCGTTCGCGCGTTGCGTGAAGCGCCTCGGCGCCGCTCCGAGCGTCGTCGGACGGTTCGACCACGGACCGGGCAAGCCCGGCGACTGGACGAACGTCGACCAGCTCCAGGCATACGTCTCGGCGGTCGCCGCGTGCTCGAAGGCGCGGTACTAGGGCGATCGTGAAGCACGGTTCGCCACCCGATCGCGTCTACACGGCGGCGATTCTCCGCGACGAGATCCGCCGGCTATGGCCGCTGCGCCACGCGCGCCTGTTCTATCGGCACGTCATCCGTTCCGACGCCCACACGATCCGTCGCATGGAGGCCAGGCAATCGTGACTCGGGATCAGCTCCAACTCGTCGCGCCGCCACCGCCCAAGGAAGGCGCGACCACAGCCCCGGCCGGCACTCCCCACCCAAGCGCGACCGCAAGCGCGCAACTGGGACCGGCCGGGGCACCCCCACCCCGACCCAGCAGCCGCCACGTCCTCCGCGGCATCTGCCGCGACTGCGGCAAAGCCCCCGACGTCGACCCGCTCACCCTCACCCTCAAAAAGCATCGCTACCCCAAATGGAACGCCCAAGGCCGCACCGGCACATGCCCCGGCAGCGGCACCATCCCCACCAAATACGGATGGGTCGAACCCCTCACATGACGCGCCACATCACCCGCACAGACCGGAACCGGATACTCGCCGCGACGCGCTACGGCCCGCAACGCTGCACCTGCGGCGCCCAGATCATCCGCGCCCGCACCAGCGCCAGCGAACTCACCAAGACGTGGACCGCCAGCGAAGACGGCCACTGGTGGCTACACCCCATCACCGGCGTCATGCATCCGTGGGATCCCGACGATCTCGGCGACTTCTACCGCTTCCGCCCCCACTCCTGCATCCTCGCCTGCAACCCCGACGAGTCCGACCAGTGAACGCAGACCCCGCAAACAGCGACTTTCCCAGCCGCGAACGCTTGACGCGGATCGCAGAACTCGCCACCCTCGTCCGCCAGGCCGTGCGCGACAAGTCCTACCAGGGCTGCCCCGTCGGTCTCGTGGTCGCCGAGTACCTTCGCTGGAAGGAACACGAATACGGGGCTGCGGAACTCACCATCCGCGACTACGAGATCCCCCTGGCATACCTATGCCTCGACCACCCCACCCTCGAACTCGTCGACTTCGAACCACCGACCGGCCGCAAGCTAGTCCGCGAATTCCTCGACCGCCACTGGGGCAGCGGAGCACCAGCCTACGCCCGCACCCGCAGCAAGGCCGGCGTCCGCAGCGGCAGGACGAAGGCGAAGAACCTCTCCATCCTCAGCGACTTCTTCAACTGGGCCGTCGGCGAAGACCTCCTCAAAGGCTCGCCGACGATCGGCATCGCCCGCCCGAAACGCCGCGACACGCGTCGGAACGTCTACCAGGGCGACGAGCCGAAACGGATCCTCGCCGCGTGTGAGACGGAACGCGAACGCTGCGCCGTCGCCATCCTGATCGAGTACGGCCTCCGGAAGTCCGAGCTCGCCGCGATCCGCCTCCGAGACTACGACACCGGCCGGCGGATCCTCCACATCACCGGAAAAGGCGGGAAGATCCGCACCCTCCCCGTCGCCAACGACGCGCTCCGCCTGCTCCTAGACGCGCACTGGCTCGACCGCCTCGCCACCGGCGACCGCGACGAATACCTCATGTACCCCCAGAAGTACGGGCCTCGCCGCGACCCGGACGGGCCGCCGCTCGGACTGAACTGGGAGGATCGCCACGCGCCGCTGAAGGCCGCCGCGATGCACAACTGGTGGAAGCGCCGCCTCGCCGCAGCCGGCGTCCCCCAGTCGCGGAAAATGCACGAGATGCGGCACACCGCGGCGACGGATCTACTCCGCTCGTCGGGGAACCTAGAGCTGACGCGGCAGATGCTCGGCCACGCCGACATCAAGACGACTGCGATGTACGCCCACCTCGACATGGACGACTTGGCGGAGGCGCTGCGGCTCCTCTCTGAAAAGCGCGCCCAGGAGGCGACCGAGGCGCAATGAGTTCGGCTCTCGAACGCATCTCCGTGGCCCGGCGGGAGCTTGAACTCGCTACGTCCTTCGATGATGTGCGGCGCATCCGGGACACCGCCGAGGCGTTCCGCGCCTACGCGCAGGCCGCTGGGATGGGCTTGGAGGCGATGAACCAGGCGGCCGAACTCAAGCTCCGCGCCGAGCGGAAGGCCGGAGAGATGCTTTCCGAGATGCCGAAGAACCCCGGTGGGCGCTCTACCTCTACCACCGTGGTAGAGGTAGGAGTCTCCCACAACCAATCCTCACGGTGGCAACGAATCGCGTCCGTCCCAGAGGAGTCCTTCGAGGATTACCTGGCATCGGCCCAGGAGTTGACGACGGCTGGACTGCTCAAACTCGCCAAGCGAGCTTCCTACGAGAACACGCCGAAGGTCGTGCCGATGCCGACGGGCCGGTACAGCGTCGTCGTCTCCGACCCGCCCTGGCAGTACGGCAACAGGGCCACACGCGGCGCCGCCGAAGACCACTACCCCACCATGACCATCGACGAGCTCTGCGCGCTCCCCGTTGACGAGTGGGTAGCGGAAGAGGCGCACCTCTACCTCTGGACGACCAACGGCTTCCTCCGAGAAGCCTTCCAGGTCGTAGACGCGTGGGGGTTCGCCTACAAGACGTGCCTGACCTGGGTCAAGCCGCAGATCGGGCTCGGGAACTACTTCCGCAACAACACCGAACACGTCCTGTTCGGCGTCCGTGGCGGCCTCCGCACCCAGGCCCGCGACGTGCCCACCGCGTTCGAAGCTCGCCGCGGCCGGCACAGCGCCAAGCCCGGCATGTTCTACGACCTCGTCGAGAAGTGCTCGCCCGGACCGTATCTTGAGATGTTCGCCCGGTCGCAGCGGTTCAACTGGGACAGTTGGGGCAATGAGGCGCTCGAACATGTCGAGGTGGCATCGTGACGTCTAGGCGCTGGCACGTCGGCCAGGAGGTCCGTGTGGACGGCTTCCGGTTCAAGGTCGTTGCAGGAACGAAGCTACGTCGACACGACGGAGCTCCTGGTCACGACCTACGCCTTGAATGCTGGAACCCCGAGGAGTCTCGTTGGGTACCCGTCAAGATGGAACTCGGGGCCGTCCTTGCCGACTTCTTCTACGAGAACGAGGAGCACCTGTTCCGGCGCGACGAGGGGTTCGCTGGAGGGAGGAAGTACACCTACTTCATCAACTCCGCCATGACTTCAGGTTGGCTCCAAGCTGCGCGGACTCTCAACCGAGAGAGGAAGGCGCGCGATGATCGTCGAGGAGAAGCCGCGTGAACCGTTCACACCGATCAGAGCACGCAAACGGCTTGGTTACGCGGAATAGTGGAGGCGGCGGGAATCGAACCCGCGTTACCGCCATATCGTTCCTGGGCTATCGGTGGAGATGGTTCGGTGAGTAGCAGCGGCCACTCTACCGACAATCACGCGGCCGATGATGACGAGGCCCGTCGTCTCATCGAACTCTGGGCTGAAGACATTACCGCCGCCACCGACCGAGTCTTCGCGGCGCTTCGCCGGCTCGTGGCTCGCTATGAGGACGATGATGACTGACCGCAACGCGATTCCAAGTCGCGCGGCCAAGGATGCCGAGTTCATCGCTGGACATCGGTACGCATGGAATGTCCACGTTGATCCGTGGATTCGCGGCTTCTGCACGGGCTATATCTGGACATGGAAGGTGCTCGGCTGGCTGGGCTTCAAGGAAGAGGTGCCGGAGTGACTGGCCGCGCGATCCATACTCGCGTCCGCCGCATCCGCATCAGGATCGCGCTCTGGATTCTGCCGCGCGACTGGTCGGCTGCTGGCCCGGTCGAACGAGGGAGGTTTGTCGAATGACGGACGCGACTGAACATCGCGCGGCCAAGGCTGACGCCGCTGCTGTCATGGCCGCGGTGAAGCTGATGATCGCCAGTCGCGCCAAGCCGAGCGAGTGGTGGCCCGTAGCCGATCATCTCGCCGACATGGTCCAGCGCCTACATGGCCCCGATCAGGAGGCCACGCGATGACTGATCGCATCCGGGTGAGCTTCAAACACGAGGACAGCGGCGGCTGGGTCAACGGCGAGTTCCGCGAGGACGAACCGACTGGGAAGATCCATGTCTACCGCGAAGAGTCACCGAGCCCGACCGCCAACTTTTGGGGCTCTCTGTCCGAAGCTAAGCGGCTAGCCGAAGTGATCGGAGCGGAGTTCAATGATTACTAATTCGCACGCGACTCAAGATCACGCGGCCGACGCCGTCATCACCCGCGTGCCGATCTCGCTGCCGTGCTGCCTGCCCGTCCTGCCCGGCACGCCAGACACGGATGCCCCCATCGAGCAGCGCACAGAGAAGTGCGCCGTCGACGCATGGTGGGTCATCGGCGCTGTCCCGACATGCGACCTGCATCTCCAGAAGGTGTGCGAGATCGCCGGCTGGGATTACGAGGAGATCCTGGATGACTTCGACGGCGGCACCGGAGACCTGCCGAATGACACCGAGCGGAAGCCGTGGGGCGAGCAGCATCGCTACGCGCAGGCCGAATGCCGCTACCTCGGAGACGCCGCATGACTGGCCGCGCGACACCCGATCACGTGGCGTGCTCCTGCGGGTGTGGTCGTCCGCGTGACCGCGAAGGTCAGGGCTACCGCCGCGAGTGCCACGCCCGCTATATGCGACGTTGGCGGGTGCAGAAGAGGCTCAACGACCAGGCGCGACGACTGGCGGCGGCGAGGGCCGCGCGATCGTGACTCGCGCGGCCACGGCACCACTCCGACTTGAGCCGGTCACTCTTACCGAAGCAAAGCGGTTCGTCTGGGAGCACCATCGCCACAACCGCGCGCCGATCGGATGGCGCTTCGGAGTCGGGCTCTCCGATGGAGAACGCCTGATCGGAGTCGCCATCGCGTCATACCCCGGCGCCCGCGAGCTCCACGACGGCCAAACCATCGAAGTCCTCCGATGCTGCACAGACGGCACACGGAACGCTTGCACACGCCTCTATGGAGCCATCCACCGCGCCGCAGCTGCACTCGGATACCGCGTGGCGATCACCTACACACTCGCCTCTGAACCTGGTTCGAGCGTCAAGGCTGTCGGCTACGTCATGGATGCCGAACTACCCGCACGAGGCTGGGGAGGCGGTCGCCACCGCTACGAATCGAACCTTCTCGGAGAGATTCAGCGCCCCGAGGAGGCGAAGATCCGATGGCGCAAGGAGCTTGTATGACGGACGCGACTGGCACTCGCGTGTCCGACGAACTCCAGAAGACGGCCGAGTTAGTCGCCCAAGTCTTCCACGATTCCTATGAGCGTCGAGCGCCCGACTTCGGCTACCGCACCCGCGCTGCGAGTGCCGTGCCTTGGGATCGTGTGCCCGAGAACAACCGCAAGCTGATGGTCGCTGTGGCGCTCGACGTGTTGGAGTTTCTCGGTGTCTAGCCGCGCAAGTGTGAATCGCGTGCAGGACGCCCTTGGTCGTCTTCAGTTCTGGTTGCAGTGCCGCGACTCAGGGGTTGCGATCTTCGCTGGCAATCGCCTGAGCGACATCCGCTACTTCCTGTGGAGGGTTACGCGATGACTGATCGCATCCGGGTGAGCTTCAAACACGAGGACAGCGGCGGCTGGGTCAACGGCGAGTACCGGGAGGACGAGCCGACGGGGAAAATCCATGTCTACCGCGAAGGGCCACCGAGCCCGACCGCCAACTTCTGGGGCTCGCTGTCCGAGGCGAAGCGCCTCGCCGAAGTGATTGGAGCGGAGTTCAATGACTACTGATCCGCACGCTAGTAGCAAT